ATTGATCATACTGATAATCTCCAGGTCTTTGTTCGTAGCGATGCCCAGGAAACCAGCCGGGTCTGATTTGAGGATCTTCTCCAGGCGCAGCTCCTTGTCTTCTGCGTCAAGCTTTTTAGGGTTGACATTGAATACCCGCAGCACCATGTCCATCCGGTCTGTATCGCCAGTAAGCTTGATGAACTCCTTATAGGCTTCCTTCTGAAGCTTTAGGGTCTCGTATTCGGCTTCCTTCGCAGCTGCGATATCGACGATGACAAAGCGGTGGCTACGGTTAGGCTTGGTGCCATGCCCAGCTACCAGAGGGTTAGCAAGCGCAAACCGGTACTTGACAAAGTCTTCGACGTTGACAGGCATCTTATTGCTGTCAATCCCAATCTCCAGCTGCACACCGGTCTTGGGGACATCGAAAGACAGGTTGGCGAAATAGCGCTCCACCTCCTGGTAGAAGCTGTTATCTGATTCCGGAATGTTGATCACCTTTGGCATGAACAACTTAACCTCGTCAAGGCTAAGACCAGTAGCGGTCTTGCCGTTGCTGGAAAATGCAGGTCCAATCTCCTGCTTGGCTTCTTCGTAGATGTTGTCCGGAAGGTTGGTCGTGTTAGCCCTGCGACGAATTTCTACAATCCTTTTACCCATTTCCTCATTTTGGTTTTGAATTTGAAAAATCCCCCCAGCGATCTGCCAGGGGGAAGCGGAAAGAGGGGCAAGGTTCAACGTCGTTGCTGGCTAAACCTTGCCGCCCCTGATGGCTTATGCTGCCACGCACTGCATGTGGATGCAGTTGGTAGCCCGCCGGATGCTCACGCCGCATTCTTTCATGAAGTGCACAGAAGCTCCGTCGATGTCGTTAGCTCGGGTAGCGTTGCCGTTGAACCCTGGAGGGATAGAAGCACCGGCAACCGCCCAGCGTACCATTTCACGCTTCTTGCGGGTCACGTAAGTCACGTTGGGCTGACCATCGTACATGCTCATGTCCAGACCTACCATACGGTAGCTTTCCAGCGGCAGACCCGTTACCGGGTGGCGTGGGGAGTTCTTCGCCCGAGCGCCATGGTCGAACAGTGGAAGGTGGCGGACGGTGATGGTATGACCGTCAATGTGCTGGTAGCTGGTGAAGAAACCGCCAAACTTCAGGTTGCGACCAGAGCCCGTAATGAAGCTTGCCGGGTCAGTGTTCTTGATGTACTGACCAGTCGCGATTTCCTCCTTCATGGCGTTGTCAAACTCTTCCAGACCGCCGAGACCAGTAAACCATACCAGGTTCATTTCCTGGCTGTCAGTAGCGCCATAGAGCGCATCACGGACAACGTTGCGGAGCTTGGTAGCTGTCAGGCGGGTGTAGGTGGTGAAGTTCGGAATCTGGTCCAGCACACCAGCGCCAATCGGAATTGGGCGGTTGTTCTCGTCCCGGAGGTGGATGACACCGTTGCTGTCGCGGTTGTAGCGGGAATACCATAGCGCATACTCGCACTCTTCTTTCCAGCGCAGCATGTGCTGGTATTCTTCAAAGTCGTACCAGAGGTTGGTCTTGCGCCCGTTGATGTCAAACTCAACGTTGACCGTCTTATTGGGCGCAAAGCCTTCGTAGCCATAGGACTTACGGATGAGGCTGATCTGGTTGCGCTGCTTGGATGGCGCTACCCAGTTGGAATCGTTACCACGGCTGCCGGAGATCGCATTCGGGCTGAAGAGCTGGACGAAGTATTTACCTTCGACATCAGCTGCCTGGACGCTGTCTTCGGGGTTGGTGGTAGAGATTTGAAGGGTATAAATCCATCCGTCTTCGCCTTCGAATTGCTCGCCGACGACCCGGTACTGAATACCGTTAGGGTCTTCAAGGAGGTAGCCTTTATTGAACCACTTTTCCTTGAACGCCAGGCGGATTTTGGTGAAGTTCGCGCCCGTACCGGAAACCAGTTTGGTACACAGTACGCTCTTATTGAGCCGCCCGATGACCGGAAAGTCGTATTCAACATCATTGGCATAGAAGATATGCCCCATGCCTTCGGTCAGAAAGCTCAGTGGGAACCGTTTGTCTTCGCGCCCGGCAAGGTGAGTAAGAACGGGAGAGAGCACGTCCGGCTGCGTCAGCAGCGCATTGGACAGAGCATTCTCATCGGTGTGCTTGTCTGCGTTGTAGATGTCCGTATACAACCGCAGCTTTTCGCTGTTCTCTGCTGCCATTTCGGTTTAATTGGAGTTAAAAAACTGGGGTTTAATCAGCAGAGTCTTAGTGGCAGAGGTCTAAAGTACCTGGTTGAGTTTGAGGCGGGGCAGCTGTGACTTTGAGCTGTTGGGTGAACCGCCTTTCAACCGGTTGCGTTGTTTGCTGCTTTGAGCTTTTTTAAAGAAGCTCTTTGCTTTTTTGGTGCTGGCATTTGCCGTAGCAATCTTTTTAAGGTCCAGCCCTTTATAGAGGATGTATTCAAGCGCCAGCTCTTGCTCCACAGTAAGGTTGGAAAGCAATTCATCGCGCTGTGACATTCCGTTTTTCGTCGGCTCCATTTTCCATCGGTAGAACTTGTTCTTCTCGGCTTCAGGAATAATGAAATCGTTGATCTTGCCGGAATTGATATGATTGGCAATCTCTTCCCGGCGTTGGGCTTCAGCCTGCAGTTGAGCCTCCCGCTCCCGGGCGATGCGCGCCTGCTTCTCCTTGAAGGTTTCGTTGGCACGCTTCTTCTGTACTTCAAAAGCCCGCTGAGCGTGGTTCTTCAGGATGCCAGCATTCTCATAGTCTTCGACCATGGTCTGCGCATCGTCCTGGCTAAAGCCCTGGTCGACCAGCTGCTGGAAGACTACCTTGCGGTGCATGTTCAGGTTGTCAGGGTCAAACTCAGTGTTAGAGTAATCGACAACCTGCTGCCGTGCCTGGAAGTATTCTTTCTCTTTGCCACCGTTGAGCCGGAACATCATATAGTCCCGTACATCGGGGATCTGCTCCAGGGCTTCTGATAACCGCTGTTCCGCAATTTGTTCGCCCACTGCGGAGACATAGTTGGCAAGTCCATCGTAGTCCTGGTCAAAGGCAGCATCTTCGGGCAGGTTGACGCCCAGGCGTTTGTTCAGCTCCTCGAAGATGTCCTCCTCGTCAGTATCTTCCTCACTGCCTGTAGAAACTCCATCATCGGTATCGCCGGTATCGTCGGCAGGCTCATCACCGCTTCCGGAGTTGTCTTCCCGGGTTTCTTCGTCCTGCGTTCTTTCCGGTTCCTGTTTTTCCTCTTCGGGCTTTTGGGATTTCTGAGCATCCGCTTTTTCGTCATCACCGTCGCTTGTATTTTCCTCAAAAGTTTCTCCGGGAGCTTCGTATGCGCCCGATGGGGTGCTGCCCAGCAAAGAGCCGATGCTCACATTAGCGAGCGATAGCCCGCCCTGGTCGGTTGTTGTATTTTGCGCCTTTTCCATGGTGTGCAATTTAGGTTACTTGTAAGTGTATTTTGGACCCCGCAAAATCTCTGAATAGAATAGAGTAAAAAGGTCCACGTTGTCCGGGGAGTGGTAAAATCAGTTGGGTTCACCCTCTAGTTTCTCCCGCTCAATCTGGTTTTTCTCTTTCTTGACATCGTAGTCCATTTCAGCTTTTTCGCGCTCCAGAGCCAGCTTTTCGCCTTCGATGATGTCAGGTATACCGTTGCGGTCTGCGTCGATTTTGAGCATCGCAATCTCTTTATCGACCTGTTTTAGCTCCCGCTTCAGATCGTGCTCAGCTTGCTGGCGTTGCGTTTCTGCATCTTCAGCAATCTGTGCCAGTTCTTTCTGTGCCTGCTCTGCACGCTGCTGTGCCTGCTCCCGCTTTTTGACGTACTCGGTAAGCTTCTCTTTGATCATGGCATAGTTGTCCGCGCCGATAACGGCAGCGATCATATCGGGCTGTTCGCCGTTCTGTGCCAGTGCCAGGGCAATCTCCCGGATGCGCTCAACCTTTTCGGACTCTGAACTTGAATTCACTACCCGGATACCGTAGTTGGTTTCCTGGAACTCATCGCCATCGACATAGTCAAAGATCAGATTGTACTCTTCATCGATGTAGGATATCCGCCGACCGTTCTTCCAGGCAGTACGTGCCATGTCGATAAGCCCTTCCAGCTCCTTTTCCAGGAAGCGTTCAAACTTGCGGAACATTTCCTCCGTAATGACTGAGGATTGGAATACCGCCCGCTCAGTGGTGCCTACGGAATCGCTTGCCATGACCTGACCTTTGCGGTACCGGGGTACGCCGACCAGCTCCTCCCACTCTTCCTTGACTGCGTTCATAATGTTTATCTGCTCAGCGATATACTTACCAAGGGACATATCCAGGACCTGATACTGGTTGAAAGGCACTTTTTCATTACGGGCTCCGGTCTGCGTTGAATCGACAAACATATAGCCGTTAGCATCGGCGTAGTACATAAACTTCTCCGGGTCCCAGCCTCCGCGCTTCGGGATGGTATTGATCTCCACCAGCGCAATCTTATCCTTGTTCTTGGCAATAGAAAGCTCGACACGGTAGTGGAGGATATTGTAAAGGATTTGGTAGTTAAGCCCCAGCTCCGCAATGCTCATAATGTCTACCCGCCCATTGTAAGGGAGCTTGGCTTCGCTTGGGTTGTCCATCGACCGCCGTTGGTTGCGCAGTGGCTTGATGCCAAGGTAAATCTGGTCTTCAATGCGCCAGCCTTCCCAGACTTCGTTGACCCATATCCAGCGGACAGACTCGCCAGCATCCTTATCCGGTTTGTAGGTCTCATCAACTTCCATCGTTTGCTCCAGCCCGAATTCGTCATAGTAGGTCAGCTCACCGATCTTTACCCGGCTTTTCCAGACTACGTGGTAGACGTTATACAGTTCTGCTTCACCGATTTCCTTTCGTTTATCTTCCCGGTCACGGAAAAGGTATTCGAGGACATTAGGCGTAGAGATTGACCTTTTCTCCAGCCATTCGATATCCTCCTCTTCCAGGTCGTCATAGAAGCGGTCGTAGATCTGCGCCTTGGTCATCTTACGGTTGGCGACAACCCAGTCGGCATCTTCCAGGTAGATTAAGTCAGGAGACTTGGCATAGTCGATATCTTCAGGGTTGAGGTCTTCGTAGATCACCTGATTGCCATAGGCTCCTTTATAGCTCACAGTAAAGCCTGCTACCAGGGCATTAAAGAAGAGCCGCTGGAATTTCTCGACCAGGTCACAGTCCTTCATCAGCTCATTGACGATACGCTGCCCGCGGATAGCCCTGGGGTCCTGGTACTCTTTCTCCATAAACTCCTTTACCCGTTCCGGGGTCTGGTCTTCGTTGCTCTCCACGCCGGTAGGGATGCCCATCTCGTTCATCTTGTTGATGACTACCTGTTGGAGAGCTATATCCATCAGCCGCTTCTGCTCTTCCATCTTTAGGCTGTAGACATCATCGTTGGTTACGGAGGTCATGAACTTGAACGGGCGCTTAGCCTTTTCGCCCATGAACAGGTCGATGATCGGCTTGATGATGTTGTAGTTCCGCAGTCGCGCCGGAAAGGCTTTATGCTCGTCCCTGTTGGTATTGTAGGGGTTGAGCATATAGCTGTAAGCGTCCTCGTCCAGGTCGCCTCTGTAGGCTTTGTACAGCTCGATGTAGTTCCTGCGCCCCGATACTGAAAAGTCAGTGGAGTTGACCAGGGCATCTACGCAAGCCCTTTTCCA